AGATGTTGATCAGTTTAACAAAGGTGATATGAAAGGTGATATGGGTCGTAAGCCTAAAGCACTAACATCACTTGTACGTAATACTGTTAACATGATTGGCTCGTTGAACGTTGGACTAGTGTGTACTAATCACACATATGCATCGCAAGATATGTTTGACCCAGATGACAAGATTTCAGGTGGTTCAGGCTTTATCTATGCAAGTTCGATTGTAGTTGCAATGAAGAAGTTGAAACTTAAAGAAGACGAAGACGGCAACAAGATCTCAGATGTTATGGGTATCCGTGCTGGTTGTAAAGTAATGAAGACACGCTATGCAAAACCGTTCGAAGGTGTGCAGGTTAAGATTCCTTATGAAACTGGTATGAATCCTTATAGCGGTCTTATTGAATTATTTGAGAAAAAAGGCTTGTTAGAAAAGCAAGGCAATCGACTCAAGTATGTTGACTTAGCCGGCAATGAACATCTTGATTATCGTAAGGCATGGATGTCTCCTGAGAAGATGGATTTAATTATGTCGGAATATAACGAGAAAATGACTCCTGTGGTAAATACCCAAGATGACATCGTTGATGACGATGTTGAAATTGAAATTACAGAACAGGAGTAATATATGGACAGTGGTTTAATCGTTGACATTTGGAATACGTTTAAAGAAGCAGTTGATAAAAAACAGATCGAAACTGTAGCCGAAAGATTTGTAGATGTATGTGCAGATTACGGTGCAGACGATACACATTTTAGAGACTCAATGGGAGCATGTGATATCTTAGATAGTGCAATCTCTTACTACTTAGATGAAGAACCAGATGATTATGATGTCGAAGATGACGGCTGGGATGAATGATTATGGGATGGTACAGCGAAGTTAGCCGTAACATTAATAAGATTCCAGATGCGATTGCATACTTTGAAACTGAATTAGTGAAAGCTAGGCATGAGTGTAAGTTATCAGGCAATGTAGAACGAGCCGCGGCGGAAATGCCTGGCATTGTTGAGCATCGGTTTAATCAACTTCAAGAAATTGAAGCAATCCTTAATTACCTAAATATTGAGCTACGCAGATTGCGTAGCTCATATTTTAAAAAATATCTTGAAAATTATCAGCGAGCTCTATCTAGTCGTGACGTTGAAAAATACGTTGACGGTGAAACAGACGTAGTTGACTATGAAAAGATTATTAACGAGTTTGCACTTATGCGGAACAAATGGTTAGGTGTGTTAAAAGCACTTGATCAAAAACAATGGCAAATTACCAATGTCGTTAAACTAAGAGTTGCGGGCATGGAAGATGCATCAATATAAGTTTCAGGTACCTAAAAATTCAAAAGAAGTAAGAGGACAACTTTTTACGTATTTGTACAGAATGTGCGATACAATAACAATAGAATCTCCTCAAGAAATACAAGAAGATCGATTTCTTGCATTTAGTCATCCTTTTGATGATTGGGTATTTGATGCTATTCGAGCTAATCCTAAATTAAATTTCTTTCATATTGATAATGGTTATATTGGCAATCATAGACACAAGACTCCGTTCTATTATCGAATCAGTTACAACTCATTACAAAATACAAAGCCTTGTCCTGTACCGCATAGTCGGCGCGAATTTTTAGAATTTGACGATAACTTATGGCAAGACTGGAATCCAATTGGAGAATATAATCTTTTAGTAATGCCCAACAATAGTAATATTTTTAAATACTTGGGACAGGATTATGATACCTGGAGACGAGATACTATACAGTATTATGAGAGTCAACCAACTAAATTAGTTATTAGAGAAAAAGAAGGTAAGCGTAGACAAAGATTTAAAGAAGTTTTGCCGTTGATGTCTAATGCAAAACAAGTAATCACATACCATAGTATGGCGGCAGTTGAAGCACTATGTTTAGGAAAGCCAATAAAAATACTAGGTCAAAGTGCTGTAGAACACTGGCAAGGACAAACTAATTTTGATCGTTCAGAAATGCTTGAACATATTGCATGGAGTCAATTTTCAAGAAATGAATTTGCAAGCGGAACTGCATGGAAATGCACATTTAAATATCAGGTAAAATAATATGTATGTAGAAATTGATGGATGGAGAAGTATTGAAGGTGACATTTGTTTAAAGTCTGCTAAAAAGCAAGGCGCAGGTAACATTAATAACTATCAAAACTTAGAACTTGCAACAGCAATGAGCTCGTGTGCAAAATGGCGAGTTGCCGTTGATGTAGGAGCTCATGTAGGTATTACAGCATATCAAATGGCAAAAAGTTTTGAACACGTTCATGCATTTGAAATTAATCCTCAGATTTACAACTGTATGAAACATAATCTTGCTGTTAGAAAAGTTGATAATGTTACAACATATCCTGTTGGTTTAGGAGCAATAGAAGAAACTGTTGAAATTAACACGACAAATAAAAGTTTCAGTACACACGTTCGTCCAAACAGTACAGGTTCAATTCCTGTAAAACCTTTAGATTTTTTTAATCTGCGAGATGTAGATTTTATTAAAATTGATGCTGAGGGATATGAACCGTTTGTAGCAATGGGCGGAATAAAAACCATTGAACGTTGTAGGCCTATAATCTTATATGAATGTAAAGACCACCCAACACGTTATGGGTATCATGCTAATAGTATTAGAGAAATTTTAAGTCCATTAGGATATAGAATGATTAGAAAAATAGGCCGCGGCGAAAAAAATGCAGTAATAGGTTATCGACCCGGAATGGCACCAGATGTTTGAGTTACCGAGATTATATGGAAGTTTAACGCCAGCAAGTGAAAGCTGTGTTGTATTCTTTAGTTGTGATTACGATTATTTTGATCGACACGGATTTGCATTACAACAAAGTATTAATAGAACACTAGGTTGGATGCACGTACACTGTCATATTATAAATGAAGGAAACATGAATAAACTTGTGTTAGATGATTTACAATCCAAATATAAGTTTACGTATACATGGGAAGATGTCGATAATAAATTTTACACTAATCTAAAAAAGAATCATAAGCGCATGAAAGACGGCATTGATATTTTTAAGACTTCTGATTTAGATTATATTGCAAGAAGAACTTATCTTGCAAGTGTTAGATTTATGAGATTAGATGAATTATTTCCTAATAAAACTCAACACGTTTTTCAAATTGACTGCGATAGTATTTTAAGAAACGGATTTCATCAATCAGCATTTATGAATCTTGCTTGTCACGTTGGCATTATGCCTAAACCAAAAGATACAAATGTGTTTATTGCAAGTGCGTTAACATTAGGAATCAATGACGACGGACAACTTTTTAGAAAATTGTTTAGCGATAACATGAAACAAGGGTTTGATGACGGATGTTATTGGTTTATTGATCAAGATATTCTCAGGCAGACTATCTCGCAATGGAATAACGAATTAAACAAACCTTATCATAGTATTCCATATAAGTGGAATGCTTGGGGTCTAAAAAAAGATGATATCTTTTCAACAGGTAAAGGCGGCAAGAAAAATGACAAACGTTATAAAGCGGCTCAACTACGTTGGTTACCAAATCATTGGAAAGTTAAAATTGAACAAGAATTACGAGAGTTAAATTATGGCAGTAAATGATGGATTTGTCATTTACTTGCCATCATATCCTATTAGTGTCAAGATGGCAAATAGGGCGATACAAACAGGTAGAGAACATGGATGGAATATTAGTCTCTACGAAGGTGTATTAGGTACTACTAATACACTCGAACAAAATAATCTATATCCAATCGAGCATAAGAAAGCAAAAAGACTATTAGCTCGTCCTGGCACACAAGGATGCTTTTTAAGCCAATATAATTTATGGAAAAAGTGTGTTAACATTAATACACCTATTTGTATTTTTGAGCACGATGTTGTATTTAAAAAGCCAATGGGAGAATATGAAGATTGTGATGTATATAAATTTGAAGGCTTTAACAAGGCAAAACCTATACCAGCAGGTAACTGGTTTGAAGGTGCTAGAGCATATCGCATTACGCCTACTGGGGCAAAAAAGATACTAGACTGGGTGCATACTAATGGAGTCATGCCAGCAGACTGGATGTTATGCGACGGTATTGTGGATATGCGCTTTGATAAGTATAGTAAAGTCACATATGAAACAAACGTAAGTTTTACAAAGGATCTATCATGAAGCGTATGATTTATCAGGTAGCAGTTGGCGCCCAAAGCAAACTATACTTGCATTGTATTGAAAGTGTAAGACAGTATTGTGCAAAATACAATATTGATCATGTAGTTCAAACACAACCTATTTTAAAAATTAGACCAGATATTGAACGGACCGGGCGCAGTAAAGAAGCTGTTGAACGCCTCGGGTATCTACCAATTTTTGAAAAAGAAAATGCATTTTCGCATCTATACAAATATGACCAAGTTGCAATTGTAGACAGCGACATTTATATCAGACCAACAGCACCAAATATTTTCGAAGAGCTAACAAGTGAATATGCCTTTGGCGCGGTTGCAGAACGTGAACTACCGTGTGCAAAAAAATACAAATCAAAAATTAAAAAATACAGCAAGTCGGCATTTGAACCATGTACAGATGTAGACTGGAAATGGAACGAACTAGGTGCTGAATTCTATAATATGGGATTAATGGTAATTAATTGTCAAAAGTTTCTTCCATATCTAAAAGATCAAACACCAAAGGAATTTTTAAGTAGACCCGAGTTTAAAGACTTTGTCGATGGAGTTGGCTATCGTAAATGGTCCACGGATCAAATGTTACTAAACTGGTGGGTTAAAAAAGAAAAAATTCCTACACTTAATATGAATTGGAAATGGAATGGTTTGTACAAAGGAATTGATGATAAAAGATTGCCCGAAGCATACTTTGTTCATTTTTTCCTTAAAGATTTATTGCCAGCGCACGGAGAAAATGTACCTGCACTAATGGAATCAATAAAATGAAACATGTAGTAATGAGATACATGAGCACTCGTATTAAACACTTGCCTTACGGTTGTCCAGGGTTTGGCGATATTGTACATAGTTGTTTACTAACTTACAACTACGGTTTAGCACATAACGAACCTGCAACTTTACACATTGCTCCTCATCAATATAATAGAGATAAACCTGATACTTGGCGTGAAGTGATTGATTTATTTCCTAAGGATAGTTTGCATTTAAAAGTGCATGAGTTTTTTGAAGAAGATGACGGAAAGTTTTTAGAATTTGTTCAGCAGTCGTATCCAGATGCATTATTACATTACTACGAAAAGTATCCAGGAAAATTACAAAAAGTTTTACAGCCAAGTTTCTTTGTCGATGAATATATGAAAACATTTCCGTGTTTACCTTTTACAAAGTCGTCTGAGATAAAATTACCTAAAAAGTTTGTAACTGCACAGTTTGATCCTACTAGTAAGAAACGTAAATTAAAACCTGATCAATTGTCATTAATTTTTGAAAAGTGGCAATCATTAGGATATGAAGTAATTACTGTAGGCGGACAATCATCTAATCTATTACTTCGTAAAGCAACGCATGTTGGATACGTAATGAGTAAGGCAAGAGCTCATATAGGTGTAGATAGTGGTTACATGCACTTTGCTCAGATGTATTTCCCACCAGAGAATATACACATATATACTAATAGAAGCGAAAGTCAATGGGAACATCATTTAAAAATGTTTAGAGATAACGGAGCAAAGATTAATGAATACAATTGAATTTAACGGCGTTGAATATCCTGAATTACAAGGAAAAGGATTTGCCGCACAGTATGCGTTTCCGTTTGCAAAACAATTTTGTATAGGCAAAGGATTCGACATTGGTTGTAATAGAGAACAATGGGCTTATCCGGGCGCACAAATGATTGACCTTGTATTTGATGACGAATACGATGCTTATAATTTACCAGATAAAAAGGTTGATTACATATTTTCTTCTCATTGCTTAGAACATTTAAATGATTGGGTAGGTGCTCTCGATCATTGGACAACAAGATTACATAAAGGCGGAATTGTATTTTTGTATCTGCCACATCCTAATCAACAGTATTGGAAACCGTGGAACAATAGAAAGCATGTACATTTATTACATCCAAGCGATATTAAAGATTATTTTTGTGCTAAAAAATTTAATAAAGTATTTGTTACAGAAGGGTACGATTTAAATCATTCTTTTTATGCGGTGGCAGAATTATGAAGAAAGAAATAAAAGATTTTAAAAATATTCATAAAGGTAAACGCTGTTTTATTTTAGGATGCGCACCAAGTTTATCTGACGAACGATTAGAGTTATTAGATGATGAAATAGTATTTGCATGTAATAAGGCCTTTTATGCTAAGGATACTCTTAAGTTAAAAAAGTTTGATTATTATTTTGTTGGCGACGCAATTGTATATAAAGAATTATATAATCATAGATATGATGCACTAGCTAATATGAAAGCTACAAGATTTTATTCTAGTAAAGTAGCAGAAATTAATCCAACATTAAACATAAGAGAAGACTATGTCAATATACCTAAAACATACGCTGATAAACAATCAGTAGAAATAAAAGGATTTCCTAGTAATATTGAAAAAGGATGGGGCACTACTAGGGCAACAGTTATTGATGCCTCTATTATAGCATTTTATATGGGATTTAAAGAAATTTATTGGCTCGGTGTTGATTATGATTATAGTAATTTAGAGCGTACACATTTCTACGGAACTGGGCCAAGAGAACAACTGTTAGTTCTTGAACGATTAGAAGATAAGAAGCAAATCACATTTAGACGTACTGTAGCTACAATAAAACATTTAACAAAACACTTTGGTATACATGACGTTGTTTTTAAAAATCTAAGCAAAGGTTTTAAGCATAAAGATGTTATGCACGTTGATAGATTAGAAAATATTATTAGAAAGAAATAGAATGAAAACTATAGCATTTGTACCTGCAAAAGGAACCAGCGAGAGAATTAAAAATAAAAATTTACAAATTTTAGATGGTGAATACCTCTTCAAAAGAAAATTAAAGCAATTACTAAAGTGTGATGAAATTGACGAAGTTTGGTTAGATAGCGAAAGTAAAGAAATACATGAGTTAGCAAGCGACTTGCCAATTAAGCATCATTATAGAGATTCTAGTTTAGCAAATAATACTACTGATGGACATGCTATGTTTGCTAATGAATCTAAGGTTGCTGAGGCAGACATAATTGTACAAGTTTTATGTACAGCACCTTTTATTGATAAAACTGTTATTGATCCTGCGTTAGCTGAATTAAAGAAAAGTAATAAAACAAGTTTAGTTGCAGTTTCAGAACAAAAATTATATCTATGGGAAAATGGCAAACCTACATATGGTCAAACTATTCCTAACAGTGTTGATTTACCTATTCATACAATAGAAGCAATGAGTTTCTATGCTGTTAAAACAAATGGTAAACCTGTACAAAAAAGATATACTTCTGATGCATTACTATGGTCTGTAACTCCGTTGCAGTTAGTTGATATTAATAATCAAGAAGATTTGGATTTTGCAAAAGATATTTGTGCAGGACAACGTGCAAAGAAAGTTCAACAACTTAAGATGTTAAGTAAATCAATTTCAAGTTGTTTACTAAGTGATATTTGTAAAGAACACGGTATTGATCATTTTTTAAGTAGTGAAATTAAATCAATGAACAACGGAACATTTTTAGGATATGCAAAAACATTAAAACTAAAAGCATTACCAGAAGATGAGAAAGATCCTAAACAAAAACATTGGGAAGGTATATTTGATGCTCTTGGCAGTTATCAATTTGTAGCCCCAGGTGATGTTATTATTGTAAGCACTGACGTAAAAGATAAAGCATACTTTGGTGATCTTAATGCGCACTTTGCATACCGTAGTGGTGCAGTAGGTGTAGTTGTAGATGGACAAACTAGAGATGTAGATCGTGTAACACAAATGGGATTGCCGTTGTTTGCCCATGGGCGCATGCCAGACGATATTAGATACGAAGGCACATTAGAAGAAATGAATATGCCTGTAATTATTAATGGTATTACGGTACGTAATAATGATATTGTCTTTGGAGATCCTGACGGAGTAGTATGCATACCAGAAGAAAAATGGGCGTTTGTATTTGAAGAAGTAAAGTCAGCATTGAAGAAAGAAATGCTTGTAAAATTTGAAGCAACATTTGGTAGCGATCCATTTGATGTATTAAACAATGTAGGATTGTTTTAAATGAAACCATCGCAGTTAATAACCTACGGTTGTTCTCATACTTACGGACAAGGGTTACCCGACTGTGTAAACGAGTCTGATGTTCTTCAAGCAGGCCCAGATCCTAGTGCTTTAGCATGGCCTTCAATTTTACGGCAATTATTACAAATAAAACATTTAGATAATAGATCAATACCCGGTGCATCAAATAAAATGATTGCTCATAGAATTTTTAATTCAACATTTAATGAAGGCGATGTTGTAGTAGTGCTATGGACTCGTTTAGCAAGACAAACCATTTATAAATCCAAAGACAAATATCTACATATGATGCCAGCATTTGTCGAAAAGAAAATGTCAAAAGGATTTTGGAAAACTATTAACGACAAGTACGGAAGTGAAGTAGATCAATACAAACAAAATATAAGCACGTATTTTTCTGAATTTTTTGAAGAATATGATGCACAGTTTGACCAAATTAATAGAATAAATCATGTACATGCATTACTAGAATCTAAAAAGGTAAAAAGTTATCATTTGCTTATAGATACAGAAATGCACATTAATCAATTTAAACACATGCTATTACCTAATTTAAATTATAAAGAATTTAGCTGGCATCCAGGGTTTAAAATTGATAATGCGTTAGATAACGTTCACCCGGGTGTAGTAAGTCACAAACAGTTTGCAGTAAACATAAGGAATTGGTTTTTTAAATGAATATAGCAATTTGTATTAGTGGAGTTAATGATAAGCAATCAAATATATTGCCAATGCTAAGACAACGTATACCCGGTGTCAACTTTTATTTTCATACCTGGACTAATAAAACACATCTTGTACCTAGAGAGTTGCATGAAAGATTATTTACAATGCACTATCCTAAGTGGCATTATCACCCACTTCAAGTAGACCCGCCTTCAAAGCACCCAAAATATTTAAAACATAAAGGCGGCGAAGGATTAGAAATTGGCGAAATGTATTTTGGTGTTGCACCAATTATTGCCCATGCAGATATATGTAAAAAAATACCAAAGCATCACGATTTAATTATTAGGGTTGATTGGAATACTGAAATAGATAGACAGGTACCTATTGAAAATTGGATGCGCAAAGCATACGAACACGGACCAGTTGGATTTATGACAAGACCTAATCGAGGTCCAAAATTTGGCTCAGGTCGAGTTGAAGAAGCAGACAAATTAAATTTAGAAGATGACTGGAATGGATTTTTGCCTTGTGATTTTATTATACATAGAAGAGACCACTTTAATACAAAATTAGTAACAGAGTTAGTAGATCAACATAAACTTTATCCAGCAGAGTTTGGATGGTATCAAGTTATGAGTGAATGGACTAATGACATTCACACTAGTATGCACGGCTTTGTTCAGAGAATTAAATAACATTAGGAGTGTATTATGAAAGTTTATGAATATAAAAGTTATGATGAATACTTAGAAAATCAAATAGAAGCTAATGTAAAGAAACTTAAAAACATTTACGTTGAAAAGAAAACAATTAATAAGATTTGTGAAGATAAAAAACAAGCAGAAAGAATTTTATGTCACGGCACACGCAATGCCGCAGAACAATATTACTTTAAAGAAAACTTTCCTAATGCAGAAATTATTGGAACTGAAGTATCACATACAGCATCTGAATTTCCTATGACTGTACAACATGACTTTAATGAAGTAAATGATCAATGGGTAGGATATTTTGACATTGTATATTCAAATGCATTTGATCATGCATTTGATCCTATTAAAACTATTAAAGTTTGGGCTGATCAAATAAAGTCAACTGGTAAGTTGTACTTAGAACACGGCTACGGTCCTGATGATAATAATGCTAGACCGTGGGATCCAGTTGAAATTTATGATGACGAATTGCGGCAACTGTTTAAAAATACAGGCTTAATATTAGAATCAGTTTTTGAATCAACCGGACTAAAAGGCAAAGTTCCTTGTAGAGTATATGTACTGTCAAAATGAAAGCGTATGTAATTACTATACCAGGGCATAAAGATAGTCAGCTACATGCTGATAGATGTATTCAATCTGTAAAGGATACAAACTCAGAATTAGATATTCAAAAGTTTGACGCAATTACACCTGATACTATGTGGGAAGTAAATTGGAAATGGCCTTACACTAAGAAGACAATTTGTCCTACAACTGGCATGACACTTAAGGCATATAAAACATATGATATGACTAAACGTATTGCTGCCGCAGGTAGCCATTATGCACTATGGCAAAAGAGTGTTGAGCTTAATGAAACAATTATGATTCTTGAACACGATGCTATTTTTACAAGACAATTTAAACCATTTGAATTTGTTGCCGGCGCTATTAGTATTAATAATCCAGACCATGCTACCTTTAATTGGAAACTTTACAATGAGCTAGATAATTCAGGAGAACAGGAAGTTCCGTGGGTAACTGATCAAAATATTCCTCAGGGATTGCCAGGACACAGCGCATATATTATTAAACCAGAAGCCGCACAGCAGATATGTAACTTACAAGACAATATTGGTTGGTGGCCTAACGATGCTATTATGTGTAAACAGTTATGTCCTTGGTTACGAGCATATAAGCCTTACTTTACTAAAGTACAAGGTATCAAATCAACAACTAGCAAATAAGTACGCATATAAATATCTACATGAAAGTAGTATTAGTTACCGGAGGATTTGATCCACTCCACTCAGGACATATTGAATACTTTAAGTCAGCAAAACAACTAGGCGATAAATTAGTTGTAGGTATTAACACCGATGCTTGGCTTACACGCAAGAAAGGTCGTCCGTTTATGCCGGGCGCCGAACGCACGACAATCATACAACACTTATCTATGGTTGACCATTGTTTACTATTTGACGATGATGATAATTCGTCTAAGGAAGCAATTAAAAATGTAAGAATGATGTATCCGGATGCTCATATTATATTTGCAAACGGCGGCGATCGAACATCAAACAATATTCCAGAAATGGATACTGAAGTAGAAAATATTTCTTTTGAGTTTGGCGTAGGTGGGAACAACAAAGCTAATAGTAGCAGTTGGATACTTGACGAATGGAAAACACAAAAGACAGAACGTGATTGGGGATACTGGCGGGTGCTAGACAACAAACCAGAGAAAGGTTATAAAGTAAAAGAACTTGTAATCTATCCAGGCAAAGCACTCAGTGACCAAAAACATTTCAAACGTAGCGAACAATGGACAATACTTGAAGGCGAAGTTAAAATGGTAACTGAATGGAACAAACGCCAAGAGATTACTTACCTAACTCCATTGAGTAGACCGTACGAAATTAATAAAGAAGTCTGGCACAAAGCAAGTAATCCAGGAACAGAAAATGCACACATACTCGAAATACAACGCGGAGTGTGTTACGAAGAAGATATAGAAAGAAGGGATTAATGAAGGTATTTGTAGGTTACGACCCAAGAGAAGATATTGCTTATCAAGTATGTAAACACAGCATACTAAGTAGACAACCTGACGCAGATGTGCGTCCATTAAAACAAAAAGAGCTAAGAGATGCAGGATGGTATACTCGTCCTGTAGATAAACTCGCATCAACAGAATTTACATTTACACGATTCCTTATACCAGAACTTACTAACTTCGAAGGCTGGGCAGTGTTTATGGATTGTGACATGATCCTTACTACAGACATTAAAGAACTGTTTGATCAAGCAGATGACAAGTATGCAGTTATGTGTGTTAAACATGATTACAAAGTAACTGAGACTACTAAAATGGATGGTCAGAAACAAACAATTTATCCACGTAAGAACTGGTCAAGTGTTGTGTTGTTTAACTGTGGGCATCCTAGTAATAAGGTACTTGATCAAGATTTAGTAAACAGTTTAGAAATCAATGGAGCATACCTACACAGATTTAGCTGGCTTAAAGATGAAGAAATTGGAGAACTAGATCATACATGGAACTACTTAGTAGGAGTGTATGATGATATTGAAACACCAAAACTAATACACTACACTGAAGGCGGACCATGGTTTGAAAACTACCGCAATTGTGAATTCCACGAACTGTGGAAAAAAGAACTACAGGAAATGATGAATAAGGAATAGATATGGGAACTTTTGATATGGAGGGAAATTCTCCAATACCACCTAGGATGCTAATGCTTAATGACGATGACGAAATTATGAAACATTGGCAGAAAGGCACGAAAGCATTAACTGTTGATCGAAAAGAAATTTGTAGTAAAATAGACAAGTCGCCCTGGGATATTAGTATTCCAGTATCATTCCGTAGCATGACT